AGGTCGGCACGCAGCACAGAATCCTTTCCTACGAGTCTCCTGACCGCACTAAAGCATGGAAATTGAAGGAGGCTTGGATATTTCCAGCCTCAGTTGGAGAGTTTGATGTGACAGTTAGTAGAGATGAATGGTTGATGGGATATTCTCTACTTGAAACAGACATTGCAGAAATCACAATGGCCGAGATTCATTCAGTTGACGACAATCGGAACCTAGCATGGGGTGAACACTCCTATCAACTCGCTCAAAACCAAATTTCAACGAGCAATTGCTACTTATGGTCAGGATATCAGGGGATTTTGCGAAACGAATTGCTTCATGATGAAGATAGAATCATTACAAATGACCTATTTTGTCGAATAACTTGGTTCCATTCTCATAGTGACGATTTACCGGACTTGACTTGGAACTACTACGTGGTTCTAGAAGAGATTGAAATTACCCCGACAGAGGGGATTTTACAGCAGTTGAAGGGCATTGCCCAATCAATTGACTCCTGAGAGTCAAAAAATTGGACAAATGCCCCTCTATACCCCCTATTCGGGTCGCTTTGGGCAATACATTTCGCTCAATTCTGCGGCTAATTCATCCCTTTCTCCAAAAGTTCGGGTAATGATTTTCTGCAGTGCTGCAATGTTTTTCTCCATCTCCTGAATCTTGTAGGACATTTTGATGTTCTCGCCTCTTCTCCTAAGCAATTCTTCCTCGTTCTCGGCTGTCTCCCTCTCAAGGTTTGCTTTGGCTCTAGAGTAAGATACGATAGCATTACTAATTTCTCTACCGCCTCGTCTCCTGTGCCGCCATTCCTTGTAGATTTCAAACGCGTCCGAAGTCAATTTTGCACTGATTTGATGAGTGCATTCATCCCTTCTCGTTAGACTGTGTTTCATTCTTTCACCTCCCCCGTAGGCCACAGTAGGCCTTTCCGCTCAAACCATGCCTGAACGCATCCTGATGTGTCGCAAATCCACACCCAATCATCACTTTCGTCAAGTTTTATGTCGAATCCAGCAAAACCGAACTTGATTTCGCCACATTCGTCACATCTTTTCATCAATTCTTTGGACATTTGATACCCTCCGTACTCTTCCCGAGTCTGAATCTAATAATAATATTATTGCCAGCAGCCATTATGAACCGCAAACTACCCCACCGGCCCCTATGCCCAAGAGTAGTTTCTTCATCAGAGCACAGTTAGATGTACCAAATACGAATGCCTTTGCCCAAGACACAATCCCGCTTGGCTCCTACGTGGACGCGTTGGGGCAGGCTGTTTTACGGGTCCATAATGTCGAGTACGAGTGGAACAATTCCACCGGACAGGCACCGGAGATGGACGCGAACACAGCAGGTCCAGCCACTTTTCAAATCACTACGCAGTCTCAATCGGACATAGTCACGCTATTTGACAAGAGCACCCTAGCAAAGTGCATGCTATGGGCTAGAAATCCTGACTCATCAGGAAATCCTCCAGCACAGACTTACAACGATTCACACGCCCCACAGCATTTTTCCAATGGCTACCTAGTAGCGGTTGAGACTCTCTACTTGGGAGGCAAGTGTGGAACCGATTGGTCCGACAATATGCAAGTCAACGTAGTTATGGAATGCACAGTTGAAAAGATGTCTAGAGAAGCCGCAATGGCCCTAAGCCTAAGCCAACAGTGAGTTTGAGTCGCATGGTTAGGAGACAATCTGAGGCGTTCTATCGCACGATGGAATTAGAGCCGTTGCTGGTGGACCTAGCGATCGCCGCAGTTCTGTCTAGAGCACCCCTAAACCGACCAGCCCGAGCGATGGCTCATCGGAATATCGAAGGTCTGTATCGAATGGGTCTTGGAGATGACCTCAATGAAGCACTTCTGAGGGCAATAGATGAACGGGTGGGGGTTCCGCTACTAGGAAGGGATGTAATGGCCTCTATGCCCCCTAAGAAGAAGCGTGTTAGCAAGTATCACAAGAAGTACGGACGGGCCTTCAAGAAGTTGGCTCCTAAGTACAAGAAAAAGAACGGTTCTTGGAAAAAGAACGGATTCAAGCGGTGTGCAGCAGCAGCAAGGAGGGAGTGTAGGAAATGAAAGGGTGCAAGACGATGACCCTAAGGGGTTCTTGGGAGCAAGGAGCCAACAAGGTCGGCACGCAGCACAGAATCCTTTCCTACGAGTCTCCTGACCGCACTAAAGCATGGAAATTGAAGGAGGCTTGGATATTTCCAGCCTC